GCTGGAATTGCAACGCCTACAGTTATAGTATTAAGTGCATTTGCTCCACTTAAGCTGTACTGATCTTTTTTAACGAGACCAGAACCTTCAGCAGTCTCAAGATATACACCAACTCTATCACCAGAAGCAAGACCTGCAACAGTAAATGCTTGGTAATTCGGTGGATTTCTTGTTGTTCCACCATTATCAATAAGTTGAAATGCTTGGGCATCATCACCATGTAAATCAGTAAAGTAAACACCCCTTGCTCCAAAGAACTTACCACCAGCAAATGCACCAAAGGGAGCAGTTACAACTGGAGAATAAGCAGCATCAGCATAAAGATAAGCTTCACCGTTAATGAAATTACTGTCTGAATTAAATTCGAGTTGTTTTGTACTTGTTCTTCTTGTCCAGTATTTAGTTACCTCATAAACATCGGCAAGAGATTGCCCATCACAATCAATCTCACAATCATAGGATTGGTTACCATTACCATCACCAATATCATACTGATATGGGGAAGCAAAATTATAAGCAATCGCAATCGTGGCTGTAGTTCCATCTTGCAAATCTTCAACATCACCAACAGAAGATTCATTATTACCATCAAGAGCAGTACCAAGAGGTACAGCATTCTGACCAGCAGTTGTCAGAGTTATAACAAAGTTGGAATACAATTCACCAAACTCTCTGGCGAAAACTGTAATCTGTTTAGAATTAATATCGGTACTGCCTTCAGTTACTTTAACAAGGATGTCAAAATGTCCATCAGCCCATGATTGATCAACAGCAAAACCAGACCAGTCCAGAACTACGCCCTCTTGATAAATATAAAGAGTTGGTGAACCATTGATAGAACCAAGAGAATAAGGATTAGCGAAAATTGTTTCACCTGTAACTGAATCACCAGAAGCATCACCGGTGACACCTGCATCCCCGTTAATACTCATTACTGAATTATCAGCAATTACAGTTGATGAGCCAACTCTAATCCACCATTTTTGGGCTACATTATCAAAATCAAGTAATGCGCCAACGTCCGAAGAATCATCTGTAACCTGCGAACCAATATTCGCTTCATCCGGACCACTATAAGTTCCGTCAAGTTCCAGAGTATGCACATCATCGGTATATCCACTGGTTTGAATAGCACCTGTTTTTAATTGTCTGGTTAAATCCTCTCGAATATACCAGCCATTCGTCATCGTATAAGAAGTTGGAGTTTGTGCTGACATTGGGATCTGATCATCCATCTGTGCCAACTCATCAAAAGTATCCATCAAATAACTATACAGTTGATTTACTGTATATAAATCTGTGGATGGGGACGAATCCCTTCCTATAATTTTGTTTACATAATCAATCGAAATATCGTCAGCAATAGCCATTTTTAAATCTCCTTATTAAATATTTATGAACTCGCAATCGAGTCCTTTTGTAGTGTAACCGTTGTTACCAATCCCGATGTTGTCGCTATTGTTCCACTGGTTCTTACGGGTATATAACGAGTTTCAGTAGAACTGGAACTTCGTACTTTAATCACGACACTCAAAGGAGTTGATTCCGTAAAAGTTGTACTATATACCCCGGAACCATTGACATCACCTTGTTTTACAAGCGTACCATCAGCTTCTTCTATACGTACAGCAGCCGTAGTTATTGGTGTATTATCAGAATCCACAACTGAAATAGATAATGGAACAGAAGCAGATGTTACGGCTGTGCCCGTACCTGTGTTATAAATAGTTGGGGTAGATCCTGCATTTGATCCTATCGAAATGGTTAATACATATGACCCGGTAACATTTACCAGTATAGTTTTATTTGCATCAACACTTGAAGAATACCCCACGTCTGTATTATCCCACGTTATTCCTTGGGTGCTTGAGATTGTTCCCAAATCAACGGCGTGACCAGTTCCATCACTATTAAAAGTACATTCTGTTACAAGGTCTAAATCATCGCAAGATAAAGCTGTAGTTGCGGCTGAAGAATCAAACACACAACCTGTCAGTGTTGCTCCACCTTGAGTAACTAATCCACACCTACGAAAAGTAGTATTCGTTAAAGTGGTATTTGATAAAAAATCAAACGTACTCATATCGGTAAAAACACAAGTATCAAGAGAGACATCTGCATTATCAATAACTTCAAATTCACCCTTTGATTGAGTACCTAAAGCAGAAATATTTATTGCAGTCCATTCTACATTTGAAGACGAATGATTAATTTCTATTCTATTAAAACTGGGCTGCACCCTTCTGGTATTATCAATGAAGATAGCTCTATTAGAATCTCTAAAATCTACGGAAGTAGTAGTACCTAAAGATAACAACCCTTTCCATAAATAAGACCCAGAATTTTCTTGAAATAATCCCCACATATTAGAATTGTTGTCGTTGGTAGACGCCATATCTGCAAATGTTCCGTAATCACCAGCTTGCCCATTGATTACTCGTAATTCTCCACGACCGTATCGAATAACATCTACCCCATATGGTGAACCCTTAGCAATGGCTGAGATGACATCACACCCCATGCCACACCATCTGTAATTTGTACCAGGAGAACCTGTTGTTGTCCGACCATTCGTTACTTCAGGATCACAAACAAAATTCTGCCAACCACCATAAGGATAACGACCAAAATCATTTCCACCAACTGTCCACTTATAGAAAGCAGAAGTAGACGAACCAACCATCATAACGATACCACCATTTGCATCAGTATTGACGGCAGCAGGAGCAAGAAATATGCCCCATAAAAAGAAATTCCAACCACTTGTCCATGTTATGTTAGATCCATTATCCACTGCGATTGAACCTTGGGCAGCAGTTCTCTGTTCAGATGAAACATGAGCATTCCCTTGAATTGGAAAATCAGTATCACTGTCATCTGGCTTACTGGTGGCGGTATAACCAGTGAACTCACTGTCCGTAGTTGCCCCTTCAAAATCATCAAGAGTTGTTAAATCCGTTGTATACCCTGCGACAGTCATTATTTACCAGCCTTTAAAAATTTCTCTTTATTATCCTTTTTTATTTTTTTAAAAGATTTAGACCAATCTTTAATGCACTTTTTACACAAAACCATATCGTCTATTATCTGCCAATCATGAATCAAATTTCTACTGTATACATTTGAGAATAACGAAGTTATAACAGCAATCTCAACTAAATTACATTTATCACAAGTAAGTTCAATTTGTGCAGCCATTTTAAACCCCCTCCGATAATAGTATGTCTGGATTAAGTCTTTCAAAATCTTTTAACGGACACCATTCAATCCACTCTCGATTCCGTCCTATTATTGTATATTCAACAAATTGTTCTTCTACATTAACAACACTTATTTCCTGCATAGCTTGAAGTTCGCCGTCAACATTCTCATGAAAGATTTGACCACACTCATTCGATCGTTTATCAATAATAATTTTTAAATCATCATACACTGTTCTTTCTTTGTTATTTATATCTTTGATTAACATTTTAAAATTTTCCTTTTGATTAAAATTAAACCACTAATCATTTTAAAGGCATCACACAAGGGATTTCATCCAGCTTAGATTGTACTATAGCATATCTCAATTCAAAATGACAATAATATTTTTGTACATTTTCCTCTACATATTGATAAGCAGAACTATTTAAATTACACTTATCCCATCCCAAACATTGTTCAGCCGCAAGACGCATACAAACAGCTTCAACAAAGTCTTTGCAATACCCTATTTGAACCGTTTTCTTATTTTTCCGTATATACACTATATGCGTTTTACGTTTTTTATGATAACATACTCCTGTTATTCCTGTTTTATTATTTTTTTGAATATTACAATTTTGCAAATTACATTGCTTTGATATTTCTCTTAAATTAGAAATCCAATTATGGTATTTAATTCTATCTTCATGATCAATATCATTCTCAGGCATATACCCATGAACATAAAACCAAGCCAATCTGTGAGCAAGATATGCTCTATTATTAAAAACAATTCTAATATAACCAACTTTACTACGATGTCCCGCAATAGAATTAACTTTTATCGACTTATTTGTAGGATTTCTCCAATAAAAATATCCCGTTAATTCATTATATGTAAAATGATATTTCAATTGTTTGTAAGTGATCATAAAGGAACCACACATGGAATTTCATCTAATTTTGAAATTATTATTTCTTTGCTCAATTCAAAATGACAGAAATTAACACTCTTCCTATTAGACCCACCCCATTTTAATTCAGGACATGCATCAAGCACAAGATTAGCAAATAAAATATACCATGCTGTTGTAGTTCCATCACGCAAATTCCACGACCATTTTTTATCATAGTGAACATAATCAATCGCTGTTGCATATAAAGGAGGATCATTTTCTAAATTATAAAGATGTCTTGATACAATATTCTTTGTTTTCCCTCTATTAATTAACATCTCATGTCTTTCGTGATCTCGTCCTGTTTCAAATAGGCGCATAGGGACGTTATATGTGTCGATAATGCTTGATTGAATCTTTCTTGCGCACTGAGCAAGCACTGGATGCAGAACGTTCAAATTTCGATAGATTTTCATTGTTTAACACCTTCTTGTTATGTAAAAATTATCATCATTATTGGTGTTGCGGTACTTCCTTCGGGATCGGGACCCCCTTCCGAGGGACCACTGAAAGCCAATAGTGAATTAGTTATTGCCAGATTATTTACTGCTTCCCATGTAGCTGATCTTTCACCTTGTTCAATGGTGACTTCACTTATAAGTCCATCCCACATTGTATTTGTAGTGTATCCTCCAATTCGAGTATTAGCAGCAGTCTCAGTACCAAAAGCACTTGAAGCTGATAAAGTTTTATTCACTCCATCAACGTATAAAGTGTAATTAGATAGAGTACTTGCACCACTACCATTATAAACAAGAGTTACCAAATAGTCAGTATCAACAGCCAGTGAAATATTTCCTGTAGTTCCATTTGCAAATGTAGCAGAACCAGAACCAAAAGCTATATCTAAATAACCAGCTTGATTAGAAAATACAAATCTCCAATTTTCGGCTATATCTGTATGAGTTGTAATAATTGTAGGATAATTATCAGTAAAAGCATCTAAATTAACTATTGCAGAAATAGTAAATGGTTCCGTCGAATCAATCATGGGAAGTGTATTCAAATCTATAGAGTCATTACTTCCATCAAAATCAAATCCGTGTCCGAACAAACCTTCAACTAAATTAGCACTTGTCATACCTGATGAAGTTCCATGATGTGCATTAGAAGTAGATTCTTTTATGCCTCCAGTTACAGCTCCAGCAGGATCTTGATTCATATGATACACAGCTTTAAAATCTGATTTCCAGACATTTTCCGAAACTATGAGTGGTCTAATATATGATCTATTTGGAGGAATAAAATTACTTGTCCAAACAGCAGTTCCTTTGACAATTCTGAACTCATCTATATAACCTTGATAGTAAATACCAGCATATTCCCCCTGACGCCCAATGGAAAAATCAGTAGAGGAATCAACTAAAGACCCAGTTCCAATCGACATAGTGTCTTCTAAAGTACCATCGACAAATAATAATAAATTACTACCCTTTCTAACCCAGGCTATATGATAAAAATTACTGGTATCAGATAATGAATAAGATGAAGCTTTATTTGAATTCATTAAGTACAAAGAAACGACATCTCCTGCTGTAATTTCCATTCTCATTGAAATAGAAGAGCCATTGCCTGACGAATCACATTGACCAAAAACCATTTCACGAGTGGAATTTCGACCTCGTTGCATACAGAAATCAATTGTCCAATCCCCCGAACCAAATGTAAAATCAGTCGAATCAGGAATACTTAAATAATCTTCAGTACCATCAAAATAAATAGAGGTGGCCCCAAATTGCTTTTCCGTATCTTCATGATGAGTGTCCCCCGCATATTCAATACCATGTCCACTAAAAGACGAATCTTGAAATACTACACTTCCATCTGTAGTATCGGAAGAAAGCAGAAAAGTCGCATCCACCTGTTCAATTGATGGAGCAGCAACATACACCACTTGTGAATGTTCTTGATCCACTGCTTGATGTTCTCTAAATACATCATCAAAAAGCTCTGTTGAATTTGCAATGGCAGCATCATAAGTTGTGTCAGTAATTGCATCGGAGGAAATATTAATAACAACATTCTGCGATCCACGATCAGTATTAGTCCCAGAACCGTGAGCGTTATTGATAATAATTGTATCAAACACAATAGGTAGATCAAAAACACAAATTAATCTTTGATTAGTTGTTACTGCATTTGATAACCACTGTGTGTTTGTACCAGTTCCAATTTTCGTATAAGAAGTATCAAACGCATACTCAGCTTGTCCCGTACTATATTCAGTTGTTGCATATGCAGTAATATCAGCGGTCAAAACAGTCAACTTTTCACCATTCAACCAGAAATCAATAGAGCGAACACCAATATATGAACCCCCATGATTATCAGCAATATCTAAAATTATTGATTTAGCAGTAACAGTTTTGTTTTGTGAATCCAAATTATCTACTGAACTAACATAATCAATATTATTTCCGACTGTAGAATCTTCACACCAAGCTGAAAATCCAGAAGGTATTGAATAGTTCATATGGGATTCAATAAAACAAGCTGTCATTTCAGAAGTTAAGGTGTACATTGATAAAGCCGGATAGACCACATCAGGTAAATTTGAATAGGCTGGATCGGTGCCTGTTACTGGATTGGGAGAATCACCAGAGACACCGACCCAAGTTCCATTTATACTCCACCAAATATAACCATTATCCATATCCACGGCAACACCGACTATATCACCAGTATTAAATGTATCAGTTGGCGTCACAGTCGTACTATTGAAAAACAAGGTGTTCATGAAACCCCATCCGTTAACAGTATCACCTACGTATGTTTCGGGAGTTTCATAACCTCTTTGCACTCCAATTGCTTCATAAATACTTGTAGATGTGCAAATTACTTCAAAATACCATTTTCCGGTTGTTCGTCCTTGTTTACAAATAACTTGCTCGTAATCAACAGCCGCCGCCCCGTGTGAGAGAGTTCTTCCGTTATCGGCAACAACTAAATCGGGGCCTCTATGCACATCATCAAAAAACTCAAGACGCTCTATTGGAGTGGCTCCATACTCTAATTCCAAAACTGTATCTGTCGAAGATGAAATTACGAAATCATCACGGGAAGCCCATAATACTCCGTACATGTTTACCATTGCCGCAGTTGGTGGGGTAAATGTCGTAGTCCAAAGAGCTTCTCCATTATGAACAATAATTTCATCAATGTATCCATTTCCATAATGTGTAGAAGTAGAACGACCTATATAATTAAGAGTAACCCCACCTACTGTTCCCGAAGATGTGCCAGTGGTCCCTGATTGTACGCCATCAATATAAGCTTTTAATGAAGTTCCATTTCTTACTAAAGCAAAATGTTGCCAAGTATCGGCTGTTAAAACAATTCCTGTTAGGTTATTTGCTCCAGCAATAATGACCCTTCCTGATGTACTTGAATCTAAATATAATGCGTGAAAATTATTAGATGAATCATAATTAACTAACGACATGGACCCGCCGCCAGTGGGGTAAACCCATTGATGAATTGTAAAATCACCTGTAAATTGTAAATAGGGGGAAGCTGCAATAACTAAACCACTATTCCCTGGTAAGTCTATAGAACTATCACCCCATTGAGATTGGTCGGTACTGTGACGCACAACAGCACCATCAATTAAATGAGAATACTGAGAACTATCTTTATACATAACACTACCATCATACGTATCTGAATGAATATGCAAAACAATTCCTGGACCACCACCCCAATGAACTTTCTCTACATATAATTCAGAATTATCAGCCTTGGTTATTTTTAATTTACGCCAATCATGTTGAATAGCTTCAAACATAGTTTTATGATATTCATTCTCTTCAGAATTTAAAATAATGAGTAAAGGAAAATGAGTTAAATCAGAATCAATATCACCAGCATCAATAGTAATTTGAAATTTATTTACTAATAAAGTTAAAATTTCCTCATCTTCAGTGTCAGTACCAACATGTTCTGCAAAGACACCATCAAAAATTAACGTAGAATTTGCAATTGCGGCATCATAGGTTGTGTCAGTAATACTGTCCGTAGAACCATGTATTTTTACATTATTAATACCACGATCTGTTAATGTGCCTCCATGATGAGAATTATTTATTCTAATTTCATCAAATTCTGTTTCAGAATTAAAAACACAAATCAATCTTTGAATGCTATTATTGCCTACGGATGAATACCAACGGTTACCCGTAGCTGTACCTGTTTTTGGAAGGGAGGTATCAAAAGCCATAGCTGCATCGTAACTGGTACTATATTCCGTAGTTGCATAAGCAACAAAATCAGTTGTTTCTATATTAGTTATTTTGGAACCTTCAAACCAGAAATCCACTGATAGAATTCCGATATAGCTTGCATCTCCATGATTATCAGCCGCATCTAAAATAATTGATTTAAATGTATAACTCATTTCTCCCCCTTATCTTGTACCAACAATCACCCATCCTAAATCTGCAAGAGTGGTATCTGCTGTGACTGGAGCAGTTATTGTCAAAATATCGTTTGCAACAAATGACGTTTCCGAAGCTGCTACAAAAAACGCCCATGAGAGTAGTATATCTTCTGTTCCTGCGAAGGTTTCAGCTACATAAGTAGCAACTATCACTATTTCATTTGTCGACGAATCAGCGTCAACCTCGTAAGTTCCATCATAGTTTGTTGTTCCATCAAGAATGATTTTCTGTCCTTCAGACAATCCATGAGCGGTAACGGGAATACCTACTTTACCTCCAGTTTTATCGACAGCAACCGCCGCATCAGGATTTGTATCTGGCAAAAATGTTGCCGTCCCAAATGAAGTTCCATTCTTTTTCAAAGTAATAACCGTACTTGCAGTCGCACTTATTTCCGCATATAAATTTGAATCAACTAAATCTTCCGGAAAAGTACAAGCTTTATAAATTGGCAATCTCAATAAAACCATACTATCCTCAAGTACGGCATTCCAAGTACCACCAATCTCAAATGGACGTTCTGCAATAACAACTGGATTAAAAAATATTGAAGTAGCAGACAAAACATATCCAATAACCTGAGCATTAGATGAGGGTTCGGTTTCTGTTAAATCTCCTGCCGTTGACCCATCTAAATACACATACGCTCCAATTGTAGTCCATGACCACGCAACATTCGTTATCACACCTTCCCGTTGTATTCGTTTTTCGTCATCGGCAACACCTGATTCAATCATTAATCCCAATGCAGGTTGTTTAGTTCCATCAGCTTGTGCTTTCCAAAATTTTCCATCAGATTTTAAATAAACTGCATCATATTGAGCAACCGTCTCACCTATAGTATTAATCATTCTGGAAGTGATCATGTCATCTAACTTTTCCATATCAGTATTTAAAATGGCGTCCCATCCCTGTACTGAATAATCTATAGTATGTAAATCATATTTCTCGGTAGTCATTTTTTCCTCCTAATTTAATGTACAAATCACTTCCACTGCCTCTGATTCGTATGTTATTCCTGAGTCTACTATAAAATTTGTTAATTTGAAAGTAATTTCTGATGCAAGGGATGTATTATCTGCTAAATTCATAGCTTCAGTATATGTCCAGGATAAAGCATCTAAGTCAGTAGTGGTTCTAACTAAAGCAGCACTTACCCAAACCTCAACTTTAAACAATCCTTCATGTGTATCATCTGCAAGTACTGTACCGGGAATACCAATTCCTGCCCCCTCTCCTCGCACTCTACAATCCCACTCTAAATCAACATCATCATCATACCGTGCATCATATGCCCCATCATTTGCTATAAAATTAGTAGGCTTATATGGGGTTTTTGCTACTCCAACAATACTTAAATCTATAGCAATAGCATCAGCTATACTACCAGAAAATTTGTTATTAAATGGAACGAACTTAAATTTTCTATCTGCACCCGCAGAAATTTCCACATTTTTCAAAACTAAAGGGGCTGGTATAACAGTAAACGGGGTATCAACTGCATGAACAGCTTGCTCACTTCCCCATCTACTTCTGATAATTCCGTCAATTCGGTATTGGGTTTCAGTAATTGGAGTAATAGTTTGAAAAGTTATATACTCATCCCCAAGCAAAGCTCCATTTTTACTACCACTTAAAGCTTCAGATAAAGTAATAGTTTCGAGAGTATCTTGACCATTTACAAAATCCACAACAAAACCAACTGAATCATCAATTGAGTACGTTAAAGGATATTCAGCATTTAACGTGCCGTATGGCTGAATGCTTGTTGATCTTCCTAAAAAAGAATACGAAGACCCATCATCAATACTCATGTACACATCGTATCCAAGAAGTAGTTCATTATCAGAACTTGCCAACGGCACAATCCCGATCGAATCAGGAGATAATACATGTATTGCTTCTCGTACTTGTTGCACGGTAAAAGGATCTATTGCATAATCAGGCGCTACTGAAGTATTATCTTCAGGATCACCATATTCCGTAATCGCATTAGCAACTGAGAATATATCCTCCATAGCATGAATAATAATCTTTTCAGATTTTAAACCTTCTTCTTCAATTTGAAGAACTCTACAAATCATATCTGTTATGCCATATGGACCATAGGAAAATTTAAACACATCTCCAACCTGCAAACGAAACATATTTCTATTTACTGGAATGGAAATAAAAGCAAAAGGATATGATTCTTTCTGCAATTGTTGTTTTGCCGCCCATACTGCATTTTCATTAGTGGTAAACAACCCAAATTTTACAGTTTTGGAAACAATCCTGCCTTGAACAGTTTGATTCCCTATATCCACTGCTACTGGACTTGAAATTGATTCTTTAAATGTAATAGCCATTTTATTAACTCCCATATCTATCTTTCTAAAATCCACAATCCACGAACGGAATTTATACAAATTCCGCTGCCACTTCCAAGTGCAACAGAATTGACAGTTCCAAAAGGACCCGCAGCACAATCAACAACTTCCCAATTTATTCCATCTTTGGATTGAAATATGCCACGTGGACCCGAACCAGTATGTTGCGAACCCAACCATAGTCGGGCTATTGAATTATAACGCATGAAAGTTATAAGTGTCCCATCATTGCGTTTAAAATCATTATCGAATGTATCTTTATACCCCAGTCCCCAAGTTAATATGACTCCATCGGTCGCCATTTCATAATGAACTGAACCCGCAGAAGGAAAGACACCAGTTGGAATACGTTTTGTAGTCATATCATCACTTGATATAGCTAAAACAGTTTGTTCACTAAAAGTTCCAATCCAATGATCATTATCAAATTCTATACTCGCACTGTACCCAGCGTATAGACTAAGATACCATTCATAATCCCAAGACAAACCATCCACTGAAGTGAGCCATCTTGTTCGAGGTGACCACTCACCAATTAAAGCATATTTTTCACCAGCACTATTCCACTTTACAGCAAACCTAACCACACCAGAATATGGTAATGCAGTACCTTTCACCCAGGATATTCCCAAATTTCCTGATTTATACACATAATTACCAGATGCGGCAAATAAATAAGAATTTTCATAAGAAACATATACTTCACCAGTCGCACCATCTAACTCACCTGCTGTTGCCCAAGTGTTCCCACCATCGATGGATAAATGTACTTGTCCTACATAATCTCCAATTACAAAAGTTCCGAGAAGGTTATTGGAGGGCATCCACGTGGTTGATGCCGCATGAATTCCATTGTCGATAAAATAACAATTATTAAGCCAAACTTCCTTTTTACGAACAGTAATTAATTCAGTATATTGTACCTTCACCTCATTAATAGTGCCTGCCCAACTATCTCTTTTGAATGTTGGATCGTCTACTAAAACAGATTCTTCAATTACAGGTAAACTTTCTACAGCATAGTCATCTCGAAGTAATTTAATATGAAACTTCCCATCAGACCCATATCTAAGTACACAATCGGCATGCATATTCAAAGTGGCTATGTAATCAATTGCAGATTGTTGTGAGATAAACAAAGCACTTATTCCTCTATACTCAAGAAAACATGCATCAGCAGATACAGCAAAAGAATCTTCATCTAACCAATTCTCAGATAATCCACACAAATTATGTAAAATATGCCAAATTCCATGAATGGGATTATAATCATATTCTTGAATTATTTCTTTATTTGACAAAAAATCATATTCAGGTAATTTAGAAATAACAAAACGTAAAGTTGGACATCTATCAGTGTATTCACCCATTATACAATCATCTAAAACAGCATAACAGAAGTTTCTATAAGGAGTATTATAATCGGGATTGGGAATTAATTCAGCCACAAGATCATTTGCTACTTGATCATCTGTTCCAAAATAGAACGTACAGGAACCCATTCCATCTAAAGTGATTGTTTCTTCTCCGCCAGATTCCGGAAGTTCAAGAGATCCTTCCCAGACAACTTCATCTTCCCTAAATATTGTATGCAAGGCTGAAATGGGACCAGCACAAATACCAACAGCCCAAGACATATAATATAAATAGCCTGAAATATATGTTTTATCACCACCACCCCCACCACCTTTACCTCCACCACCTTCCATTGTGTCATAGACTTCTTCTACACGTTCATTTCCATATGCAAGGAGGTGTCCCGTTATCATTCCAGTACCAATTAAATCAGGAACTGGAGTACCCACAGAACTTGACATAACAATATCTTGAGGATCAGGAACTCCGGGAGTAGGCAGATCAGGAGTTGCAGGATCAATCATCATTCCTACAGCATACCCAAGACTAACACCATATAACATGCCTAAACCAGGCACCAAATAACCTATAATCCCCCCAACTATAGCTCCTAATATACCTCCATTAGAACTCATATGTTTAATCCTTTAATCATTTCATACGTCCTATAACCAAACCATCCGACCTACGGGTTTGAATCCATCTATCCCCACCACAACAACAACCATAATGAGTGACAGCAGTTGCAGGCATTTCTTGGTTCACCCAATTAATTCCATCTGTAGATATCATAGTTCCACTATATCCAAAATCTGGATCACCAGATAATCCAGACCAAGAACCCATAAATCCAAATGATGGTGAGTAATCAAAATTTTGCATTACTGGAGGAGCAATCGCTTCAGGAGTAGTCATTCGTATCCAAGTTATAGCATCCAGAGTATAACAATTTGCACAAACCATAATAGTCGGATTAGGATGATTTGCGGCAGCTTGTCGTACTCGGACACCTAATCCACCTATTGTTCCTAAATTACTTGTATTATAACTTCCCCAGGTATCCGTGTCTTCTGACATAAATCCAGGTCCTGATGTAACAAATGTGTAGTGATTTGCTCCAAATTCCATACTACCCCAATGAGATGAATAATTACCAGCACCACTTTTCGTAATCCAAGTATCTCCATCATCCTCCGAAATTCTAATATATTCTGGAGTTCCAATTGAAACTATCAGCACCCATCTTTCATATTCCGCATTCCACGCAACACAACCATTATAGGCAGTACCACCAATATCAAGAGTAGTCCAAGATTCACCATCTACTGAAGTAAAACAATTCGTACCTTTTGCAAAAAATAATCCATTCTGGTATTCAATTTGAGTGCAATTATAAGTATCATATACCGGAAATGGAACTGCTGTCCATGTGTAACCTCCGTCATCAGAATAATGGGATGTTCCATATAATCCAACTGCTACAAAACGACCATAGATTCCTCCAAGAGTATCCGTCCACGCCATATCAATCACATTTAGGTACACTATATTATCATCAATAACCCATTCGACTGGACGAAGGGCTGTTAATTGTGTGTATTGAACTTTTACCTCATTAATAGTATCATTCCATGATTTTCTATTAAAAACGGGGTTATCTACTATAACATCGGCATCTACAATAGGTGCAGCATCTACATCATAATCATCTCGAAATAATTTTGGATAAAATTTTCCTTCATTTGAATAGGACAAAATATTATCAATATGAAAATTTACAGTTTGTAAATAAACTAAAGCGTCTTGTTGTTTATCGAGTAAAATACTTAATCCTCTATGTTCCCTATTAAGGACATTCGCAACTTCACCAAATACAGTAGTATCCAACCAACTTTCAGGCACTCCAATAACCTCATATAACAAATACCAAATAATATTCATTGGATTACAATCATAAGTTTGTATTTCTCCAAAATCAGAAAATGAATATTCAGGAATTTTTCTAATCAAAAATTTTAACGTGGGGGTTCTTGGATATTCCCCAATTATACAGTCATCCAGAACTGCATAACAGAAGTTTCTATAAGGCGTATTGTAATCGGGATTGGGAATTATATCTTCTAAGACTGAATTCTGTACGTGGTCATCCGTTCCAAAATAAAATGTACAAGAACCCATACCATCTAAAGTTATTGTTTCTTCCCCATTAACAGCATCATCAAGATTGAGTTCACCTTCCCAAACAACATCCTCATTTTTAAAGATTGTATATAGTGTATTAACAGGTCCAGTACAAATACCAACTGCCCATGTCATGTAATAAGTATATCCGGTTACATAAGTAGTAGAACTACTTCCCCCACCCTTGCCCCCAGATTCTTGAGTTTCAGTTATTTCGATATGATGCTCATTCCCGTAAGCAAGAAGATGTCCCGTGATTTTGGCAGAACCACATAAATCAGGAACACCCACACCAATTTTACCAGACATTGATTGAATTTGCGGATCTGGGGCACCTGGAGTTGGTAGATCAGGAGTATTTGGATCAATATAGCCCCCAATGCCAGCACCTATCAAAATTCCATATAAAGCTCCGTAAGGACCTCCGGTAAAGAAGCCAACAATCCCACCAACAATACCACCTAATATTTGACCTAAACTCATTTATAATTTCCCGTAAATAAAATGTTCCGCTCCACCTTCAATAAAACTTACATCAGTATCTAATAACTGAAATCCTATACCATAATCTTTTATTCGTGTATTTGGATAAGATTTAAAAAATCCTGATACATATAAATCACCATCACTATTCAAAAGCAAACCGCAAGCCCCTGTTTGTGAAACACTTCCAGCTATAGCAAAATCAATCCAATTACTACCGGGCATTAATTGTGTCCAAGTAGAAATATCCCCAGAGAACCCTGCCCATCCAGTACCATTCATACCGGTACCCCAAATAGTACCATCTTCCTTTAGTCCTATAGTTTGATATGTCCCTGCTTTAAATTTTGACCATCCCGAACTTATGTACCTCGGATATGGTACATAAGGATCAGTAGTGCCGTCTCCAAATCTACTCCCAAGATTGACACCATTTTGTCCCCATCCGTAAAGCGCACCCCCAATTTTTATACCGTAAGAAGTGTAACCCCCTGCAACAATATCAATCCAATCATTATCAATGTCTTCCTCAACATTTGCCAATACTGGAGAATAAGTTAACACATCACCACCAACCCAACCTTGCCCGCATTGTAATTGCCCATTCCATCCTACAGCATAAATAATACCATTTAAACCCAAAGCTAAACTGTGGTCTGAACCCACAGCTACCTTGGAGAATGTATTGAAAGTTGATTCTTGTTCAAAAATTGTAACAACCCCAGTCAATAACCCATCGCCTTGCACACCATGGTCTCGTTCTCCAGAAGTGCCCACAACATACTTAATAGAGCATGTTTTTGTATGCTCTGTACTATACGGGGCACGACTGGAAGCTATTGTATGTATAGTATCTGAATGTATATTTAACTCAGTGATACCTAAGTTAGTGTCAGTATGTCCTAACCCAAATTCATAACTTCTATTACTTCCCGCAGCAAACCAATTATCACCATTATGCATATACGATGTATAAGATTCTGGAGAAATAACTATTTTCTCCCATAAACCTTCTAACGGAACGGGAGTTGTAGCTCCAATTGTACCTCCCACATACCCCCATAATTGAGAACCACCTCCACCTACTTGTGTATTACTGCCTACACCAAATAAATTATATGTGGCAATTTTCTCACGTAATGTTATAAGTTCCGTGTATTGGACCTTCATTTCATTAACCGTATCATTCCAATTTCTACGTGTAAATGTAGGATCTTCAACCAAAACGTCTTCCGAAATACTCGGTACTAAATCTACATCATAATCATTTCTTATTACTTTTGGATGAAATTTTCCATCTGAACCATATATTAAAATACTATCAATATGCGCAGTTATAGCTTGTATATATTCTGCCGCACTCTGATTACTTACTAATAATAAACTAATTCCTCGATACTCCTGGGCACAAGATGACGCTAAAGACGTAAAAGTGTCTTCATTCAACCAAGACGTCGGCAATCCCGAAACAGTATGTAAAATATACCATATAGCATGGGCTGGATTACAATCATATTTTTGGATACTATGTCTTTCTGAAAAACTAAACTCAGGTATTTTAGAAACTATAAAATGAAATGTAGGTGTCCGAGAATAATTCCCAATATAACAATCATTCATAAGAACATAACAGAAATTTCTATAAGGTGTATTATAATCTGAATTAGGGATAATTTCTTCGATAATGCTATTAACTACTTGGTCATCAGTTCCAAAATAAAATGTGCAAGAACCAATTCCATCAATTACAATAGTTTCTTCTCCATTAACAGCATCATCAAGATTGAGTTCACCTTCCCAAACAACATCTTCACCCTTGTAAATTGCATATAAAGTATTTACTGGTCCAGTACACAATCCTAAAACCCATGTCATATAATATTTATGTCCGGTTACATAAGTAGTAGAACCGCCACCACCACCCTTGCCACCAGAGTCCTGTTCTGCTGTAATTTCTACAGTACGCTCATTCCCATAAGCAAGAAGGTGTCCCGTGATTTTGGCAGAACCAAGCACAATAGGTACCGGATCACCCACAGTACTCGTCATTACAATTTGACCTATATCTGGAACTCCGGGAGTAGATATATCAGGAGTTGCAGGATCAATAATTCCGCCCACAGCGTAGCCAAGAGCCATACCATACACTAAAGATAATCCAGGAATAAAATAACTAATTATTGCCCCGACAATCGCACCAACTATTTGCCCAGTTGAACCCATTTAGACAAGAATCCTAAATATAAATTTCATTTGCTTTTTGAATTTTTGATCATCAAAATGTATTCTCTTAACCCCTAATCCAGTCAAAGATTGATATACGTGTTTTCCATATAAAATACCCACATGAGATGAAGCTTGTCCATAGTGCGATAGAATGATATCCCCGTTAATGTGTACATTACTATTCAATTCTATTTGTTCAACGTCTAAGTGTTTAAAAATCGCTTCTAATAGAGCTTCTCTTGTATTGTGCAAATGCCAATCACGAGGGTAATCAGGAATCATATCTTTTGTGTACGCCATTAACCCCATTTCTTCAAAAACTCGAATAGCAAAATGGATGCAATCACATCCTAAATTCTTAACACCACAATGATGTTTAAAAGGCGTATCTAACCATTCATCTAAAATAATTTTTAATTGTGCATCTTTCTCTTTATTATCAAAATAATAATCAGTCATTTCATCTCCTTACCAACTTACTCTAAGTGCAGGATTTTCAACTGGAATAAATGGAAAACCCAAAAAGTTAATAACATTATTATATTTAGCAAAACAAGTTTCAACTCTCCCATCACATCCAGGAGTAATTGTAATTGTATCAGTATCCTCTAACTCTTTCATTTTGTACATTAAGGTAATTGTATTATCTACATGAGCAATTACCGTTCGAGCTTCATCACCAAAAAGGACTTGCCCACCAGTCCAGTAACCATCTTCAACATCTTCTGAAGAAGCATCCTGGGTAAAATCAGAACTTGTTAATTGAACTCCAGTCGCATCCAAACTTATTGCAGTAGTTACCGTATATGTAGCCCCAACTAATTGGCATTTACTGTCAAATACATTGTGATTACATGTTAATTGGTATCTCCACGTAGGAACTGTTTTTTTCAAAAAATGCTCAAATCCAACACATGTAATTGAGGCAGCACTGCCCTGAAACGCTACATTCTTTATTTGTCCAATAAAAACAACATCTGCATTGGTCAAATCATCCCTATGTAATTTCATTATAGATACCCAAAGAATTTCAACTGGGTTTGATGCAATAAAATCCAGAACAGGATTTTCCACATACGCAGCTTTAATGACCAGTGTGGTGACATCAAGTTTATTTTCAAAAGAGACAGACCCACGCTCTAATGTAGCGGGAGTATATTCTTCTCCATCATAAGTTACAGCAACATCTCCATCCGTATAACGCCAATCAACTCCACCATCTCGCCAAATATGATACAACTCAACGGGTTTACGTTGTTCCGCTTCTTCATTATCAATAAAATCTTGTGCAATATCTTTCATAATTTCTCCTTATTCCACACATTCACTCATTTCTATTTCGGGGATTATTAAATACGAACCATGTCCATTATTTGCAGTAACATTAAGTCTATAATATCTATAAGCAGTATTATTAGAAATAGAATAATCCTTTTGTTCCATTTGGGTAAATGATTGATCAGTTTGAGTATCTAACACGACTTCCTCTCCACCCCACGCACCTGTGTCAGAAGCTTCAAATGTCCAATCTTTAGGATCATAAGATCGCTCAGTATCATTAAACGAAATAAGAGAATACTGTACAATTATTTTAAAATTATCTACTCCAAAATCCTGTCCCGTCCATCCTGTATTTTTAGGAAATGTCTCCCATGCATACCAACAGTTATCAATACCAGTTGCAGAGGATATACCATCGTACCCACCACCCGAATATGATGGGTCTTCTTCACCAATAGCGAAATCAACTTCACAAACAGTTGCACCGAAAACGGTACACGGGGTGACTATATCAACTCCATCATTATAGACAGTTCTAAATCTTAAATTAAACTTTGAGATGGTATCTGTAACTTTCAAAACTTCTATTTCGTCCATATTGAATCGTACTTGGTATAAAAATGAAACTGTTAAATTTGGCAAAGCTGATTCCGTTATATTCTCTCCTATAGCCGGAGTTATAGTCATTGATGTACCTGTAGCACCCACTATCGTTCTATATACTGCACTCCCATCAGGAAATCTAAATTGAAGTATATGTCCCATGGAAGTCATCTCATCCCAATAAGTACTCCAATCAATGTCTTCAATTGTGAATATTGTATCTGTCGAAACAAAATCCTCAGTAATTACAATATCATTCATTTGAGAAGGGATTAAAAAAGTTCCCCATCGACCTTTATTATCATCAAAGAATGCCAGAACTTCATTTGTTTCCGCATTTGTAGCCTGCAAAAACTGCATATCTAAATCAAGAGCTGATTCATTTATAGTTGATAATGTAAATTCAGGGCCTAAAAATTTTAAAGATTCAAAATTATGGTGAAATTGTAATTTTAAACCACTTGACCAATCAGGTAATAAATCAAAAACAGGCAAACCAAATTTTATTGGAAATGATGATGTAGTCATTGGGACATGAGTTACATCCACATCAGGAACTTCATTCGCATCAATTTCAAATATAGTGTGTCCAGCAAGAGGAACATCTGCACTTTGCTTAATCTGTAATCGTGCTTTTAATACAGGATAGACCATAGTACCTGAAACCCATGTATCCGAAAGGTTAGCATCTAAAGTAATTGTATTTGTTGTCATACTTAAAATAGTACCAGCTTCATACGTATTTTCATCAATTATGATAATGCATTTTCCATCTACTGCAAAGTTTAAATTCGTAGTATCTTCAACATTCAAAACAGCTTGTCCCAAAGCTGCTTGACTTGTTAAATCTATTCTGTCGGGCCAATAAGGAATTCCCCAAACCAAATGCAGTGATTTATAAAACTTTCGTATCATATAATTGGTTTCACTGGCAGACATTGTTAATATAGAAAAAGACAAAAACAATCTTGACCAAGTAAACAATGCTGAACGTTTTTCCATAGCATTAATACTTAATTGAATCCCAGTATTCCAAATTCGTTTATATTTAATACCGTTATCCCAATTAGGAGGAATTAACAGATATTCATTAATATCAATCGTCATCTTAATATCCTTTTAAGTGTCTGAGCCTTAGAACTCAATACGTTCATCAAAGCATTGGTACCTTCGGAAGTTGCAAGATAATTACCAACTTCTCTTGGATCAGTGACATTAATTATATTAATGGGTTGTTTTTGTTCTGAAGGTAAAGTTACCGTGTCTCGGTCTCGATTTGTAGAAGGAACTGATCCTCCAGAAGCAAGGGAGTAATTCTTACGACTTAATGTAGGAAATTTTGTCGTTAAACCACTTAACGCATTAGTAAATAATGCCTTAGGGATCATTCTTCTTCTCAATAATTCCATTACATCCTCACCATAATGCTTAACTGTTTTAACTGGGTGCATAAACTCACCAGCAGTAGCATTAATTCTAATATTATCAGAAGTTGAAGTAGGGGAATTGCCCGGGATTCGCCCTCCACTTGCAAAAGATGGAACTAATCCACCATCTGACATTCCATAACTTGCAATAGATTTTAAAGCATTAAATACTAATTGTTTTACAATCATTCGTTGAATCTCAATCAAGAATGATTTTGCAAAATCTGACATTGCTTCTTTGGCGGATTTTGTTCCTTCGAGAAAAGAACTAAAAGCATCAGCCATACCATTACCAAAGGAGTCAAACATCTGGGCACCTGCACCCTGCATAAACTCTCCAAGAGATTGCACACCCTCCATTGCTTGATACGTGCCTTCTTGAAAATTTTCCCACATACTACCAGTAGATGCAAGAGTTCGGGTTCGTAATTCTTCAGCGCCAATTGCACCCGCAGTAAAAGCTTCTTTTACTGCCGCAGAATATTCTTCAGCACTAATTATACCGCGTCTCCATTCTTCTTCCGCAACTTGCATTCGTTCCTCAGAAGCCGCTTTTAAGTGAGCATTTAAATCTATTGACTGCTGTTGTCTTAAAGAAAAAAGATCATTTTCTAATTTAGCAAGCTTAACTATATTATCACCTTCCATTACTTGTAATTCAGCTATTTCATCTTGCTTCTGTTGAATTTTTAATTTTGAAAATGTTTTTTCTGCTTCAAAAATGCGAGTCATCTTAATTAACTCAGTATCCCCACTTTGCCCTTTTCCAGCTTCCTCAATAATCCCCTCTTGTCCCATTAAAGCACGTTCATTTTTAAGTGTTTTCATAGACTGAACAAGTTTTCTATTTGCGGAAGCTTCAGAAATCAAAATCTGAGTACGAGAAACATCTAATTTATTAAGTTGTGCTAATACTGAGAGATATTGAGTACTATCTTTTCCAAAGAACTCTTCAGCGACGTTTTTGAGCTTTATATAAGCATCTTTTTGATCTCCAATTGCCTCTAATCTAAGTTGAGCAATTTGTCTGAAAGCTTCATCACCAGAAATTAATCCTTTTGCAGCTTTCATTTCAACTTCCGCAATTTCTTTATCGACATCGGATGCAGCATTTTTAACTTCTTTTACCATTAACTTATATTGATCTTTCTGTTCTTTCATTATTGCTTTATTGGTATCTTTTGCGGCTTTTACTTTAGCTTTACCAAGAGCAATTTGAGCATCTAATTGAGCTTTTCTTATGGCACGTACCGCAGGTGAGTCCGGTTCATCTTGATCAATAATCTTTTTATTCGCTTCTGCCCAAATAGCAACAATTTTATTAGCTTCTTCCTGTAATAATGCACTTTTTTCTATTGCAGCTTCTTTTTCAGTTTTTTTATGATTTAAAACTTCTAATTCTAATTTAGAATATAAAGTAGCATACTCAGCCTCAATTCCTGTAACTTCTTCTTTTGTATCTGCAAGAAGTACTTTAGGATCAATGGTCTTTTCCAAAATAGATTTCTTTTTTCTTTCAAACTCAGCAATAATCTTTAATTCATCTTCCATTCTAATGCGAACAGAATTTGCATTTTTAACTTCATTGAGTTTTAAAGCGTTATCTCTCTCCGTCGATATACGTTTCAATGCTAAGATAGTTTGAGTTAATTCATTTTTGGCGGCTGAGGTTGTAATAACTCTGGCTTTCTCAACCAGTACATTTCGAGTAGTATAATATTTTTTATAAGCAGCTTCTTGTTCTTCCGGACCCGCTCCAGTTAACTCAGTTTTTAATAAATCTTTAGCTTCCTGAAGTTGCTTGATTAAATCTTCCCGAAGTTCAGCATTTTTAACTAAGGCCGCATATTCTTTTTGATTTGTTTCATCAATTACACCCCCAAGAGCTTTATATTCATCAATATAATTAGCAACAAAAGCACCTTGATCTTTTTGTTGTGTCCATTTATCAATAATTGTATCAAGCGTATCAGAACTTGCTTTTTTCAACTCTTTGAATTGCCGTACAACAGCCTCAACAGCTAATTTGGATAGATTCAATCCCTTTGCCGTCGCCTCGACTTGTTCAACAGTATGTCGAATATCAATTTGTCCAGTTTCTTGTAAATGCTTAAAAGCCTTAACACCTCTTTCTTGAATCAATTTGAAAGAATTCAAGAAGGATTTTTCAGAAGAAGTTAAATCAAATTTAGCCCCAAGTTCATTTGCATATTTGGCAATCTCATCAAAAGATTTTTTACCTTGAGCAATTGCTTTAGAAAAATCTTGAGCAGTTTGAAAAGCAGCCCCACGTTTTGAAGCATCTTTCCACGCCTTTGCCCACATACCCGGAATTTCTCTAAAATTCCCATCAAAAGCAGCAGATATTTGATCCGCAGTAGATGAAAGATAAATTCCAATTTGTCCAGCCGCATCTTTCCATCTATCCACCCATCGACTCATGGCAGTCGATTGCGCCTCTAAATGTTCAGTAGCTTTATTTAGTCCCTCTACTATTTTAGTAATTTGAAAAGTTTCTATTTCTTTTTTATACTTCGCAAGAGCTTCTCCATTGTTAGCAATTTCTCCAGTCAAAGGATTAATACTTAACGCTGCCTCTCTTGCTTTTTCAGCTACACTTCCAACTCCTTGAGCAACTTCCAACAACTCAGCCCTCAAAGTTTTATTTGCTTCGGCATATTCCTTAGAATCAGTAGCCAAATTTACAGTAGCAATTCTATAATCTAAAAGTTGCTTACTTAATCTTCCATATTCATCAGCAAGAATGGAAGCTTCATCAGATGCTTTTTTAGATGCTCCAAATTTTTTGAACATGTACCCAAGCCCCAAAGTAACCGCGGCAACTGCAATTATCAATGGACCAAGCGCAAGAGATAATCCCCCAACAGCCACTGTCGCTCCATGTACAGCAGGAATCATTGTACCAAATGCAGTGGCAGCACGCAATGCCACAAAACCCTTTAAAGCAACCTTCAAAATGAGAAAAGCTTTAGTTAACCCATATATTGCCGCAGAAATTGCAACTACCCTAATAAGAAATTGTCCAAAAGCAGAATTCACCAAAGCCGTTACAGCAATGATTAAATTTTTAATAATAACAACAAGACCACGAAGAATATCAGTTAATCCCGCTTCACCTAATGCAATTGCCAAATTACCTAATCTATCACGTAAATTCTTAAACGCAACTCCAAGACCTTCCATCTGTGTTGCAGCCATATCAGCAGCAGTACCAGATTCACTGATAACTTCCAACATCTCTTGATATTTTTCAGGATTCTTTGCGAGAGCTAAAGCAGCAGCAGCCCCACGTTTACCAAATATATCAAATGCAACCCCAGTATCAGCAAGAATTAATTTTAAATTTTTAAATACATCAGTCAATGATGCAGAACGAGGATCTAAATCAGAAAGAGCTATTCCTGCCTGTCTTGCGGCTTTCTTTAATTTCTCAGATGGATCTATCAATTCAGCAAAGATGCGTCTTAATCCAGTACCTATGGTACTTGCACGAATACCTGAATTAGCTAAGGTACCCATGGCAGCATTTAATTCAGCGAATGAAACTCCAGCAGCAGTCGCAACAGGACCAATGAAGTTCATAGACGTTCTTAATTTATCAATTGTGAGTTTAGACCTATTGACCGCATTGGCAAAAACATCAGCAACTTCATTGGATCTTGATGATTCAATATTGTAAACTCTCATTGCGGTGGTTACAAGATCAACAGTAGACGCCATACTTGACAAAGTACCAGTAGCAAGATCCGAAACAGCTTGCATAGTTTCAATTGATTCAGAAGCAGAGAAACCAGCCTGACCAATTATTCTCATTCCAGCAGCAACTTCAGAAGCAGAAAATTTTGTTGTGGCAGCAACCTCAAGAATCTTTGCACCCATTTGAGAAACTTCAAGCCCACTGGCTCTGGTGATAGCTTGTAAATCTTTCAATGCTTGATCATATTCAATAATAGCAGTGACTCCACTTGTAATAGCATCTCGAACCTGCAAAATACCGGCAGAAATAGATCGGAATTCTAATACTGTTCTAATCTTATCACCAAAAGTTCTTAATTTTAATCCTGAATCTTTAGCAGTACTGCCTAAATTTTTAAATGATCTGGATGCTCGATTTGCAGCAGTGGTAGCTTTATTAAATCCAGAAGCAAGATTATTTAAATCTCTTGCAAACGTGGCAAAGACTTTCAGAAATCCTTGTTTTCCTAATTCTTTTAACGCATTCGATAATTCTCTTATTTTTGCAGCAACTTTTCCTACATCAAGAGATACTAATTTTTTTAATCCGTTCGCAAGACCAGTAATACTTGGAACAGAAATTCCCTGTAATTTTGTTAATGCTGTTGCAATGGATGTAATTTTTAAATTAAATCCACTGAAAGAAGTCTTCATTAACTTGCTTAACGCATTAGCTAATTGAAGTATATTTGGAACTTTAATTCCAACTAATCTTTTAAGTCCATTCACTACAGTAGTAATTTTTAAATTAAATCCACTGAAAGAGGTCTTCATTAACTTGCTTAATCCATTAGCTAATTGAAGTATATTTGGAACTTTCACAGCATTTAATTGTTTTAAGCCCACAACCACAGAAGTCATCTTTAAATTAAATCCACTGAACTTAATACTCATTAATTCTTTAAGTCCAGATGACAGATTTTTTATATTGGGAGCTTTGATATCATTAAGCTGTTTTAATGAATCAATAGATTTGATAAATGTTGGGGGAACCTTTAAATTTTTTAAAGAATTCCCCAACTTTTCAATAGATAACTGAGTTTTTTCGACCGTTTTTTGCAGATTGGTAAATGCAGTGGTGATAGATTTTAAGGTGTTTTTGTCAAAACCAGTTATCTTTAAACCAATTTCAACCGTTTTTTTAGTATCAGAAGCCATTTTATCTCCTTTTTGACATGAACGTGGCTAATCTTTTCCATTCGCCTGTAACTACTTCTGGAGCAGGAGACTCTACCGCTTTCTTCGCTTGTGGATCGAGAAGGTCTAAAATTTTCTGTAAACCTTCGTTTGTTAAATTATTGCCGAACCACATATGCGTAAGTTTTTCAGCCTTCCTCTCTTTCTCACCTTCTATTGTTACTCTTAAAAAAATACCAATTTCTGCTAATGTGTATGATTTAATCCTTGACCAAGAGTGTCCATGTTCAACTAATTTTTGGACAGCTTTTGCAATTTCTGCTTCACCTTCTTCTTTGGAGTAACTGGCGTGGGCTCTTCTGTCGGAAGATTTAGGTGCTTGATCAAGGAATTTAAGTTTCCCTCAAGTTTTTCTTTCGAGTCTAAATTAGCTTCAACAACTGTTGATAAAATGTCAACCACAACATCAATTGGGAGTTGAAGCAAATCCTCTTTTCTAATTTGTGATACAGTTTCAAGAACGTCTGGAAATTGTTCAAGAAGTGTTACGGCAATTTTAACCATATTTGCAGGAAGTTGAACAGTTTCCCATGTCACACCTTCAGCAAGCAAACCGTCAATATACCCTTTTAGAGTACGAGAAACAACAGCTAATTGTTCGATGTTTAGGGGTCGGATAATTACAACTTGACCACAAATTTCAATAGACTTTCCTGGGAATAGTGAATCGAGATTTAGATTCAATCTCTGGAGTTTTTGTTCCATGATAATCTTTCCTTCTTTTGGTTGTGCGATTAAAGTCTGGTGAGCTTTTTTTCTTTGTATCTCACTCACCAGACTATAGTAATTAAATTACGTTATTATTAAGTTGCTACCTGATCCATAATAATTGACATATACGGATTCAGCGGATGGTTTGTCTCATCTTTCAAGATTTCCCCTGCAAATTCCATTGTACTCCAATCATCACCAATAAGGGCAGTGTCCCCAGCAGGAGTGAGTGAAACAGTCCACACTTCCAACTCTTGCTGATTACCTGCTGGATTGTCAGAAACAAATCTGAGTTTTCCAGTAATTTCAGTATTGGCAAAAGCTTTAATCAATGTGTATGTCAATGCAGTATATCCATAAGAAACATGAACAGTTGAACCATCAACCAAAGTTCCACCTTCAAGAAATTTAATACGACCAATTTTATCATCGCTCAAAGTTGTGTCAAGCTCATAGTCAGTACCTTCAACGTATGTAGTTGAGTCAGTATCATCCTGAACCAAGCAAAATGGAGTGCCCGCATTCGCAGTTCCGCCAGTGGCTGAATTAACAGTTGCAGCACCCGTACCATCACCAGTAAGAGTTTCATCGTCAACAAAAGAAGTAGTGTTGGTTCGTGCTATGGTCAATGTGCCAGAAGCGGAATCACCAGTGACTGCAAGTACAATACCAGTGGCACCACCTGCGCCAGTTACAACTTCACCGACTACGAAAATCACAGTGCCAGCATCATAAGGTAGCAACCAATGAGAAACTCCTCTGAATGCAAGATCAGAACGTTTGCCCAAATTGGCTACAACTTCTTCAGAAGATACACCACCAGCAGTCTGAGTCTCAGTGGAAGTATCACCCAATGTAAGCAATGCCATATTTTCTTTATTAACTTCATCAAGAGTAAATGTAAGACCCGGTGTAATCTGGGAAATAATCTCTTTGTCCTTTGCCTTCAGTCCACCACGAGAACTGAAATGATCCAGTTTCTCAAGTGCAATGTTAAATGTAAAAGCAGGTGCATTTCCTAAATCACGTTCGCCTTGGAAAACACCATCGACTAACTGATCAAAGAATACAACTCCCTTACCCAACGTATAATTGTCAGTGTTCGGTGCGGTTGCCATTTTAAATCCTCCTTAAAAATTATAATTTGTTACAAGCTATCGTCTGTATAAACTAAATCTAAAATTAAACGCATAGATAAAATATCGGGTAAACCATACCCTAAAGGTCCTTCTGTTCGATTTTCCCCCATGAAAACATTATCGGCAATTCTTGGATTAAATTGACCTGAAGTGATATCAGTAAATAAAGCTTTACGCATTTCCAGATACATAGTTTTGATATCAGTCTTTTCATCAGTTACTAACTCAAAAATCACTTCTAATAATCTTCGTGCTGGATATCCAGTAGCATTTCTTTTTGATGGGTTAATGATGTTGTCAATTCCTTCCAACATAAAAATACAGGGCATATCAGATTCAGTAATGGGATTAGTAGGAGTGCGTTTAAAAGATGTTACGCCAATAGTAGTACGTTTATCTCTTACACGTTCATAAAGCTCATTTAATCCCACTTCCCTGTTTATCATATGAACACCCTTATAGCTGAATTAGATACATCAATCATGAGTTTTTCTAATATTTTACTTTTATCAGAAAATACATTTTGTAACACTCCTCCAACTGTTAAATTATGTCCAGGTTGTAATCCACCCGCCCATACTTTGCCATCAGATAGTTTTAATTTCCCTGTACCTTTCACCATCTGCCCTTTAGTTTTTCCTGCTTTACTTCTTTTAGGAAAGTACCAAGGTGCTTGTCCCGGCTCTGCTCCGTGTTCAATGAATTGTCCATAATGAGAAGTATCATTTGAAATTATCATTCCCGCTAATTCATCCGCTCCAGCAAATTTAGTCAATGAAACTCTCCAACGTGATCTGAAATATCCAGAATCTACAGGGGAACTTGCTCTAAGTTTTTGCAAAATGAAAGCTTCATTTTTCTTCAAAGCTTGAACTGAAACCTTCTTAAACTTAGGGCCTCGAACAGTTAATTTAATTCTATTTAAAAATTCTAATAAAGTCATTAGGTATTCCTCAACAATAAAGTATATAAAACACCCATTGGATCAATCTCTGAACCTTCAACAGTATATTCAACGTCATCAAAAACACAATAGCCCTTAACATTCATATCCAAAGTCACATCTTCAGCAGGCATCAAACCTTTAATATCAGTGGGTTGAATTAACTTAGAAAATGTAAGAAGTTCTACATCTTTTTCAGTAAATTTTTCAAAAATACACCTAACATCATTTGATTCACTTGTAGCATCATCAAAACCATTATCTGTAGTCTGAACATACGTTCCCGTATGTACTGCTTCTTCAAAAGTTGAAAAAAGAGTATTTACACCTTTTACAAATATGTTTTTTAATTTTGCCATTATGCTCTCAAAAGCCTCACAACACTGGACCCGCCCAAAGTACGTAAATCAGATAAAATCTTAAATACTTTAGAAGGTATTGCATCAATAGAAGTTGAATTCACTCCCGATGGTCCCGCTTTAATCATAAGAGAGCCAGCTTTTAACTGATCAATACCGGATAATGGATCATCATCGGTTCTATCAGCTTCAAGGGATGATAAAGCAAGTTCGTATACCGCAACTTTTACTTCATTGGGTATGATTTCCTCATCAATCTCAGTGCCGTCTCTACGAATAACACCTGTTCTCGGCCACAGCAAACTTTGAGTAGTTGTGGCACGAAAACCTTTCCAATTTATATACCAATCTAACATCTGTGACGATGTAATCAGCACTTTATCCTTATCTTCAAAGTCTTCCCAGGCGGAGGCATGCACACGATCAAGAATGTATGCATTTGCCTCCGCTTGAGTCACATATGAGTTTGAATCCGCTGCACCTATGGCTGCATTTAAAGACATTTAATCCTCCTTATTTTTTCTTAGGAGTTACTTTACGGATTTTTTTAGGTTTAGAAACAGAAACTTTTGCTTCTTTTTCAGAAGCTTCGCCTTTTTCAGCTTCGCCTTTTTCAGCTTCGCCTTTTTCAGCTTCGCCTTTTTCAGCTTCGCCTTTTTCAGC